TTGCTGGATTGGACCTCGTTATTAGTGTCGACACCTCGGTAATCCACCTTGTTGGTAGTATGGGTTGCGAAGGGTGGTTACTACAACCGTATAAAGAAACAGATTTTAGATGGGGTAATGGCGTCAAACATTCAGTTTGGTACGACACCATTGAAGTATTTGAGAATAAGCAGGATTGGTCTGAGCTATTTGCTAGGGTTGAGGAGAGATTAAGTGTACGTTAATGGAAGATGGGGAACTACCTTTTATATTGGTAAAGATGAATATGTGGGACGTAGTTTACACTATTATGGTGAGTATAACCCAGATGAAACTGAAATGATACTTAGTTTAGCATCTGGACATTGTTTAGATATTGGAGCTAACTTTGGCGTAATGGCACAAGCTTTAGAGTACAATGGGTTCAAGGTTTCTTCATTTGAACCACAACCCGATGTATTTAATATTCTACGCCAAAATGTACGTGGAGAGTGCTTTAATATGGGATTAGGGTCTACTCCAGGAACATTTAAAATGCCCAAGATCTTTTTAGGATCAAAGGCTAATTACGGTGGCAGTGCTATTGGCACTAGATCAGATATGGGAACTATAGATGTATCTGTAGGAGTATTAGATAGCTTCGAATTTGATGGCATTGGTTTTATGAAAATTGACGTAGAAGGTTTTGAAGAAAAAGTACTACGTGGTGGAACGAAAACTATAGAGCGTTGTCGTCCTATAATGTATATAGAAGATGATCGCATGGAACTATCAGATAGCTTACGAAGATACATTCGTGGTTTAGGTTATACTATTGAAGAACATCAACCACCACTATATCGCGAAAATAACTTCTTTGGTTATAAGAAAAACGTATGGGATAGAAACTATGCCTCACATAATCTTATATGTAGACCATGTTAAAGGTATCTAGATCCGATGTAGAATTTGAAGACATTGTAGAGTTTGAGGTAGCTGAACGATTTATTAAGTTGCCTATTGATAAGTATTTAAAACTACTGCCTTCACCTGTTGGGGATGGTAACGTATTTGATAGTTTGAATAGACCCCAAGTTGCATTAATCAACGCAATTAACTCGCCTAAATATAGATTTGTCTGTGCCGCACTATCACGACGATTAGGTAAAACTTATATTAGTAATATTATTGCACAGATGGTACTATTGATACCTAACTGTAATGTACTAATTATGTCACCAAACTATTCTCTTAGCCAGATTAGTTTCGAGTTACAGCGTAAGTTAATAAATACATTTGACCTTGAAATAGTCAGAGATAACCTTAAAGATAAAATTATAGAACTATCTAATGGTAGTACTGTTAGAATGGGTTCTGTTAACCAAGTAGATAGTTGCGTTGGTAGATCCTACCAACTTATCCTATTCGATGAAGCTGCTTTGTCATCTGATGGAGAATCAGCTTTTAATGTCTCGCTACGTCCTACACTAGATAGACCAAATAGCAAAGCTATCTTTATTAGTACACCTAGAGGTAAACGTAACTGGTTCTCACGATTCCATGCTAGAGGATACTCAGACGAGTTTCCTGAGTGGTGCTCTATTACCGCAGACTACAAAGAAAATGATCGAATGACGGATAAAGACGTACAGGAAGCTAAACGCTCCATGTCTGCGGCTGAATTCGAACAAGAATATCTAGCATCCTTTAATAGTTTTGAAGGTCAGATTTACGCACTATCTACTGAAAACATAGTAGATGAACTACCACCAGGTAACTACGAAATCTTTGCAGGAATGGATCCTGGATATAAAGACCCTACTGCCTTTGTAGTATTTGCATATGATACTGAAAATGACTACTATTATATAGTAGAAGACTACTTACAAGCTGAGAAGGTAACTAGCCAACATGCTGAGAGATTACAGGAAATAATAACTAAATGGAATATTGATACTATTTTCATTGACCCAGCAGCAGCGCAATTTGCAGCTGACTTAGCTTACCAGTATGATATTGCTACAATTAAGGCAAAGAAAGCAGTACTTGAAGGTATTGCGTATTGTCAAACTATGGTACAACAGGATAGATTAAAGGTATTATCTACTTGTACCCACACATTAGACGCAATGGATCAATATCAATGGGATCCAAATGAGTCTCTTATTAAGGAAAAACCAGCCCATAATGAAGCATCGCACATAGCAGATGCAATAAGGTATGGTCTATATACATTCACAACATGACTTCAGGAATATACAAACTAACTTTCAATGATAAATCTGTTTATATAGGTAAATCAGTTGATGTACAAAAAAGATGGGATCAACATTTAAAAGCTTTAAAAAAAGGTACACATACTAAGCGTATACAAGATACTTATAATAGATATGGTACTCCCAAGTTTGAAGTAATATGCGAATGCCACCCACATCATATTGATATTTTAGAGACCTACTTTATAAATGGATACTGGTCTCCAAAAATACTTAATACAACTAAACCAGCTGATGTAGATGCTTTAGGTGTAAATTTAATAGATGAGCTACCAGAGGAAATCTGGGATCTCAGTACTTTCGAGTATATACAAAACTGGCAAGATAAAGCTATTGAAGTAAAGCGCCTAGAAAAGCTAATACATGATAGTAAAGATGCTACAGTACTACTAAATACTTTAGAAAATAACAATATACTAAAAGCTGATATAGCAAGAATTCTTAATAGAGGATTACTTGCTAGAATATTTAACTGGTACTAACTAATAAAAGCCCCTTAAATAGGGGCTTTTATTTTGTTCATAGCATAAAAATTTTTATCATTGACTTTAGGTATCCATGGTGCTATAATACGATATAAATGGTAGTAGAAAAAGTTAGAGGACTTGAAAACGAATGGCGGTCAATACTAATAAGCGGTTAGCAGTTAAGCACGTTAGAGATAGAGCTAAATCAGCATATGAGAAGCAGAGTGAATGCCACATCTGCGGATCGATTGATGAATTAGAACTCCATCATACTAACTCGCTATCTCTGTTACTGGATAAGTGGGCTAAGGAAAGAGACTACGATATTAGTACTGATGACGGAGTAATAGCCATTAGGGACGAGTTTATAGCGGAGCACCGTTCTGAGATATATGAAGAAGTGTTTACACTATGTAATAAACATCACGTTAAGCTACATGGTATATTCGGCAAAGCTCCTCCATTATCTACTGCAGGCAAGCAGAATAGGTGGATTGAGAAACAAAAAGCTAAATTCACCGGTGAAGAGATAGTTGCTGCAGACACTCAAGTTTCAAAACCAAAAGGTTCATTTAGCAAGTTCTATTGAGGACTTATATGGATTGGAATCCATTACACTGGTTTACTAAAGCTAACCCAGCACAAGAACAAATTTATTACTCTGAAGGAACTAATGTGCCTTCAGACGCTGCTTTATCTTATAATAAAGCATTCGATGCACAAGAATCAGCAAATAGAGGTACAAACTTAATTGTTAGTGCGGCCTCAAGTTTAGATTTTGATGTAAAAGATAAAGTAGTAGATGGGGTTGTATCAGGAGTACGTCAAAAGACTATTTTAAATCTTTTGAACTTTAGACCTAACCCATACCAATCAACACAAGAATTCAGAACACACATATATACCGATTTCATATTAGAAGGTAATATTTTTATATATTTTGATGGTGTACACCTATACCATCTACCTGCTGCTAATATGACGGTATTACCAGATACTAAAACTTTTGTAAAAGGCTATCAGTATAATAATACTACGGACTTTAAACCAGACGAAATCATACATATTAAAGATCTATCAGCCTCTTCAGTGTATAGAGGAACATCAAGACTATCATCTGCAGCAAGATCTCTAAGTACTTTAGGAAAAATGCAAAGCTTCCAAGATCAATTCTTTGATAATGGGGCAATAGCTGGTATAGTTATTGAAACAGATAATACACTAAGCCAGCTAGCTAAAGATAGAACTATTCTTAATTGGATGACTAAGTATAGTACTAAGAATGGTGCTAAGCGCCCAATGATTCTTGATAGTGGATTAAAATTAAAAAGCATTGGTGATACAAGTTTTAAAGATATGGACTTTGATAGTAGTATTAAAACCCATAATATAAAAGTTTTAACAGCTTTAGGTGTTCCACAGGTTCTGATCGATGGTGGAAACAATGCTAATATATCCCCAAATTTACGCCTTTTCTACCTTGAAACAGTAATACCTATTGTAAGAAAGTTTACTTCTGCAGTAGAACACTATTTTGGGTTTGATATTGACATAGTAACCTCTAATGTATCATCTTTACAGCCAGATATTAAAGAAGTAGCAGCATACCACGCCACTCTAGTAAATGGAGGTATTATTACTCCTAATGAGGCACGCGAGGAACTGAGATATCCTAAGATTACTGGACAGGATAATATACGAGTACCGGCTAACATAGCAGGATCAGCTGCTAATCCCAACGAGGGAGGTGCCCCCAACAAGCCGAAAGAGGATGCACCATAAGGAGTTTTATGAAAAACAATAAAATTATCTATTTAAACCAGCAGTTTGAAAAGAGTGTTGATACTCCTTCCGCGGATTCACCAATTGATTCTGTTAGTATCGAAGGATACGCAAACAGTACTACTGTTGATAGAACTGGGGATATTATCCCTATGACCGCCTGGAATAAAGCACTAGATAATTATCTTAAAAACCCTATCATTTTAGCTCATCATGACCATAGTAACGCTATTGGTCGTATGGTTGATCATAAGGTAGATGAAAAAGGTTTATGGATAAAAGCACGTATTTCTGCAGCTGCAGAAGATACATTCAATCTAATTAAAGATGGTATACTAACTGCTTTTAGCGTTGGTTTCATTATCAAAGATGCTGTTTATGATTCACTAACTGATTTATTTATTATTAAAGAACTAGAACTTCTAGAAATCTCAGTAGTGTCAGTACCATGTAATCAAGATAGTACGTTTAGTCTTTCTAAGGCATTTGATAACGCCGAAGAATATAGTAAATTCAAAAGTCAGTTTGTGGAAACGAAAGAGTCAGCTAAAGAGCTAGATCCTTCTGCTTCACAAGAGTCTGATCAATCAAAAAAGGAATGGAATATGGATCCAAAAGAACTTGAACAACTTCTTGCTAATACCGCTGCCGCTGCCGCTGCTGCTGTTCTTGAAAAGCAAGCAGAAGAAAAAGCTATTGCCGATAAGGCTGCTAAAGAGCAAGCTGACCTAGATGCTAAGATCAAGGCTGCTGTGCAGGTACAAGAATCCGGAGCTGAAAAGCTTCTAGCTGAAATTGAGAAGCGTTTTGCTGAGCAAACCGAATCTTCAAAGAAGGCTCTTGAAGGTCTAGAAGACGCCATCAAGGAGAAGGCTGCTGAACTAGAAAAGATGCAGAAGTCTAAGATGCAATTTGCAGATAAGGGTAATGAAGCTACTACTTATGCAGAACGCGAAAGTGCAGTTCTAGCTGCTAAGATTATGGGTAAGTCAATTGAAGATACCAAGTTTGGTCGTGCTTTAATGGAAAAAGCTGGTGCTCACGTAGCTAGCGCTACATGGGAACTAGAAGTTTCTATGAATATGGAAGCAGAGATTCGCCGTCGTCTAGTTATGGCCCCTCTATTCCGTAATATCAATATGCAAACTAATGTTATGAAGATTCCTGTGAACCCAGAAGCTGGTTTTGCAACTTGGATGGCTAATAGCGCATTTGGTACTACTGATTCTCCTGGTGCTGCTGTAACTCATCAACTTAAGGAAATAACCCTAAGTGCATATAAGGTTGCTACTCGTGAGTACCTTGCATACGAAGAAGAAGAAGATGCATTACTTGTGCTTCTACCTATCATCCGTGATGCTATGGTTCGCCGTGTTGCTAAGTCTGTTGATAAGGCATTCCTTCTAGGTGCTGGTTCAGGTGCTGATCCTGTTAAGGGTGTTGCAATCTTTGATGCAACTTCAGTTGTTGTACCAACTAATACTGGTGTAGCTTCCGTTGCTAATCTAATCGCTCTGCGTAAAGATCTAGGTGCTTGGGGTCTTGATCCTTCAGAACTAGCTTATGTAGTTTCTACCGAAGTTTACTACGATCTAATGTCAGATACTCTATTCCAGACAATGGATAAAGTGGGTGGCGTTGCTACACTTCTAACTGGTCAAGTAGGTTCAGTAGGTAATACTCCTGTACTAGTTTCTGATGCATTTGCGTCTAAGGCTGGTGGTGCAGCTACTGCTACTACTAACATTGGTGCAATTTGTATTGCCCCTGCTAACTACCTAGTTGGTAATCAGCGTGGTCTTCGTTTCGATACACAAGATCTAGTTGAAACTCAGCGTAAGGTTCTAGTAGCTTCGCTACGTACAGGCCTTGAGCAACTATCTACCGTTAATGGTATGGGTGTTTCTACTCTACGTTGGTCTTAATAAAGTTGGGGGAGATTTATTCTCCCCCTTCTTCTATAAGCATCCTTCCACTCAAAAGAGATCGCAAGTGACCGGCGTTAAAGGGTCGAAGTTTGCTTATAAAAGAATAAAGGAGTAATAAATGGATTTAATTACTATTTCAGAATATAAGGCATATGCAGGAATTACTAGTATTAATTCTGATACTGCTATTAAGAACTTAATACCAAAAGTAAGTCAATTAACTAAATCCTATTGCCGCAGATCTTTTGTAGACTATGTAAATGATGCAAAAACAGAGGTATTTGATGGTGGTCCATACCTACTACTTGGAGAATATCCAATACTATCCGTTAGCTCAGTAGAAACATCAGCAGATTATGGAAAAACATATACTCCTTTAGTAGAATTTACAGATTATACTATTAGTAATGCAGATCAAGTTATATTACCAATTAGTATATCTAGTTTTACTAATATGCCTAATGGTTATAAGGTTACTTATACCGCAGGGTATGAGGTAATACCAGAAGATTTAAAATTAGCTGTTATGGACTTAGTAACTTACTACTTACGGAATGATATGGCTGTAAAGTCACAAAGAGACGCAGGATCAAATACGGTTCAAATTGAGTATGTAACAAAAAATACACTACCATCCCATATTGCAAGAGTATTAGACCTATATTTAGCGAATGTGAGCTAATATGAGTGTAAGAACTAGTATAGCTAAAGCACTGGCTGAAAAGTTAAAAGAAATAAATGGTGCTGAGGGATATAATACAAATATATTTAATAATGCTTATCCTAAATTAAAATTTTGGGATGAAGTATCAGACTTTCCGTCTATATATATGTCCACAGGCTCAGAAACCCGTGAGTACTTACCAGGAAACTTTAAATGGGCCTTTCTAACTATATCTCTTAAAATATATGTTAAAGGTGAAGACCCAGCTGCAGCGTTAGAAGATCTTCTCGAAGATGTAGAGAAGGTTATAGACAATAATCGAACATTAGTATACGACGTAACCCTGCCTGGTGGCCAAACTACTGAAATTCTGATCAATTCCATAGTTACAGATGAAGGACTTCTAGAGCCTTATGGTGTAGGTGAAGTAGTTATAACTGTTCAATATCCTGTTCTCTAAGTATTAGGTACAGATAAATATCTAGTCACAATATTTAGTGAGCATGACCATATTATGAGGAAAAAATATGGCTTATAATTTAGCACGAAATAGTAGAGTATTTGTTACTACTAACTTAAATACTGCTACCGGAGCAGTAAAATCAACCGGATTCACTCCAACTAACACTTGGGAATTACAGATTCTAGATGGCTTCACTTTTAGTCAAAATACTAATCAAACCACTATTCAGATTAACGAAGCCGGTACAACCCCTATCCGTGGTCAACGCGCATTTAATACTGCACTAAACCCTGTAGATGTTACTTTCTCAACCTATATTCGTCCTAAAAATGCTACTTCTACTGTAAATGCAGAAGAAAAGGTTTTATGGAATGCTTTAATGGGCTATGTAGGTATCGAAGGTACTACTGATGGTGTACCTAGTACTGCTACAGGAACTACACTAGGAGGTACTCCAGCAACAACTTTGCTACGTGCAACTACGAGTTCACCAACTGTTACTATAAGTGGTTCTGGCTTAACTACTCTAACTGTAGGAGATACTTATAATATTTACGGTCTAACAGGTTCTGATTCCCCTAAGTATAATAAGCCAATTAAAGTTACATCTTCTACTGCTTCTTTACTAGTATTTGATTACCTTACAGCACCACCAAATGCTGCAGCAACAGTAGTAGCGAACGTAACCGTTTCAGCTGCTGTTAAATTCTCAAAAGCTGCTTGGGTTGATCAACCTACTGCATCTGGCGTAACAGTACCTTTTGGTCAAGTTACTTCAGCAATGTCTAATCGTAATCAACTACAACCAATTGGATTCATCTTTAACGTTGACTCAGCTTGGTATACGATTGACAACTGTGCTATTGACCAAGCAGCAATTGACTTTGGCTTAGATGCAATTGCAATGGTAGCTTGGACAGCTAAGGGAACCCGACTAAATAGTATTGCGGCACCTACTGGAGCAGACTTAAGTCAGGCCAACCCTGTACTTGGTACAGGTGGTTCATTAGCAGGTACAGCTACTGGTCGTATTCTAGATGCAGCATATATTACTAATAAGTTATCTACTACTACAGTACAAAAGACTATCGGTGGTGTCGGCGCAGGAAATACAGCATATACTGTTGTACTAACTGGTGGTAATATTACAATTGCTAATAACATTAACTATGTAACTCCTAATAATATTGGCGTAGTAAATCTACCAATCGGATACTTTACTGGTAGCCGCGCAATTAGTGGTACATTAAATGCTTATTTACGTACTGGTTCAGGTCAAGTAGCAGACATTTTAACAGACATGTTAACTAATATTGCTACTTCTGCAGAAACTAAATACAAGCTACAGCTTGAAATTGGTGGAGCATCAGCAGGTACTCGTGTAGAGGTAGAAATGCCTGGTGTAGTACTTGGTGTACCTAGTGTAGAAATTGCAGATGTTGTATCTACAGCAATTACATTTAATGCTCAGGGTACTGCTAAAGACATTAATGGTGTAACTAATGCAGCCTACGATCTAGAAAACACAAACGACGTATCAGTAAGATATTTCGCAGCTTGATAATAACTAAACAGGGAGGACACACTCCTCCCTGTTTTTTCTCTTTAATTTAGGATAAATAAAAATATGTCAGATGTACTAAGTCTTAAAAGCATTCTAGTATCTACCAAAGAGGTAGAAGTAGAATATCCAGGTATGGAAGGATTTGTATTAAACTTATCATTCCTTTCACGTGAAGAGCTTGGTAAGATTAGAAAAAAGGCTACTAAAACAGAATTTAAAAATCGTCAACCGGTGGAAACACTAAATGATGAACTATTCCTTCAACTATATGTAGATTCATGTATTAAGGGCTGGAAGGGTTTAAAGTTCGAATATTTAGAGCAGCTAGCTCCAGTAAATATCTCTGATCAAAAGTCAGATGACTTTTTAGGATACTCACGCGAAAATGCACTATACCTAATGAAGGCAAGCGCAAACTTCGATACCTTTGTTAGTGAAACAGTAACAGAACTAGCAAATTTTCAGAAGCCCAGTGGGGCGAAGTAACAAGACAGATAACCTCATTCTACCAAAACTCTGAAGTAAGTTTTACCAAAGATAATTACTTTGAAACTTGCGAGATGTTAGGTACTGAGCCTGTAGATGATGAAATTCCAGTAGAATATCCTGATTTATATGAGGAAATACAGGAAGCAGTTATAGTATATAATATGCTTCAAGATAACTGGGATACTATGAATGGCGTGTATATGGGTAAGCATTTAACTAGTATAGATGACATATTCAATATAGCAAAAATTGATGATAAATATACTTGTTTTCGTATTATTCAAATACTTGATAATCTAAGAGCAAAAGTTCTAAACTCTAAAAAACCCGCTAAATAGCGGGTTTTTTATTGTGCGTAGAAATTTTTATCATTGACTTATTGTTGGTCTAGTGTTATAATAAGGTATAAAATTAGTGCAGATACTGCAATACGCGAGGTAATTATGAGCAACACAGTTAATATTAATATAGCAGCCAGCGACAATGGTTCTATTGATAAAGTAACAGCAAAGACCAAAAATCTTAATAAAGAATTAACTAAAGCCCAAACTACCTCAGGTAGTTTGGGTAAACCTGCTTCTGGTACTGCAGCATATAATAAAGCTAAAACTCAAACTGATGATATGTTTGAATACCGTCAAGCACGGGGTGGCAGAGGTACAGGTGCTGAGGGCAGAGACTTTGCTAAGCAATCACAAGGTCTTGGTGGATTAGTACATGTATACGCTACATTTGCAGCTAATATATTTGCACTTACTGCAGCTTTTGGAGCATTATCTAAAGCTGCCGACTACTCAAATATGGTAAAAGGTTTAGATCAGTTAGGAGCAGCTTCAGGCCGTAATCTTAGTGCTATGGCTAAAAATATGGTTGATCTTACAGATGGGGCTATTAGTTTAAAAGAAGCTATGGCTGCCACAGCACAAGGTAGTGCTGCAGGTTTAAATGGTGAACAATTAGAACGTATGTCTAAAGTAGCTAGAACCGCATCATTAGCTCTTGGCAGAGATATGGCAGACTCTCTAAATAGATTATCTAGAGGTATATCAAAAATAGAGCCAGAACTAATAGATGAACTGGGTATATTTGTAAAAGTAGATAAAGCAGCACAAGATTATGCTAGAACCTTAGGAAAAACCGCACTATCTCTTACAGACTTTGAACGTAGACAGGCTTATGCTAATGCAGTACTAGAAGAAGGTGAAAAGAAATTCAGTGCTATTAAGTTAGATGCTAATCCTTATAGTAAACTAGAAGCAAGTTTTATTAATATAATGTATTTAGGCGGAGAATTAATTAATACAGTATTAAAGCCAATAGTTACATTATTAGCAACTTCTCCAGTAGCTTTAGGAGCTTCTATACTAGCTTTTGCAAGTATGTTATTAAGTAAGGCTATCCCAGCTTTAAAGGGTTGGAGAGATAATATTCGCGAAGCTGCAGCAGACGCAGAAAAACTAGCTACAAGCAAAGTAGATGCGGCATTAGAAGCAAAAATAGATAGATTAAATAAAATAAAGTATGCTGCTGAAGGAAAAGCAGAAGTACAGCAAGAGGCATTAGCCTACGCAGAAGAAAACCTAAAGAATAGGTCAGAATCTGCAGGTAAGAAAATAGCTAAATCAGTACAAAATATTTTGGCAAAAGATGTTAGACTTATTGATGATAAAGATCTAGCTACTATAGATAAAATGGCTTCTAAAAATACTAAGTTAGCAGGATCCTATAAAGAGATAGCTGTAGCTATTAGAGAAGCAAAAACAGCTGAATTAGCCTATTCTGATCAAGTACGTAGAAACCAAGAGATACTGTCAAAGAAACCTCTAGCTACTTCTGTTGAGGGTATGAATCTAAAAGAAGCTCAATCTTTACAAAAACGCTCACTAGGTATGGGTATAGTATCCTCCTCAGTAGAAAAGTTTTCTAGTATGGGTTGGTTGGCTGGCTGGAGTGAGTTTGATAAAAAAATCGGTGAAGCCGGCGAGCAAATGTCTAGGCTTGATCAAAAAATGGGTATGGTAAATACTGGTATACTAAGACTTAAAACTGCTTTTGGCATGGGTATAGTGTATGTATCTAAGTTTATTAATGCTTTCGGATTTATAGGGGCAGCAATATCTGCAGTAGTAGTTATATTTCAATTACTTGATAGTGCTTTATCAGGAAACTCAAAACAGTTGGAAGAATTCAAAGGGTCTGTTGACACTTTTAAAACCTCTCTAACTGGATTAGATGCTACAATAGATCTTATAAGAAATAAAGACCCATTTGAGAAGTTAAGTGTTCAAAGTATACAAGCCCAAGCAAATGCTATAGAAGAACTATCAAATAGTATTACTAAAATGGCAAAATCTCTAGAACAGACGGATAAATATGCTAATGGTTGGGATAAGTTTATTGATGGATGGAAGTCTGTAGTAGGGGCCGATATTAGAAGTGTAGCTACTAATAATATTTCTATTGGTATTGAGGAAACACTTAATAATACCTTAGATAGTATAAACAAATCCGGTTTCACAGGAAAATTAGCAAAAATACTTAATACCGATGATTTAAGTAAATCTGGAATATCTAAAGCTTTAAGTGGTTTAAATACTGAAAAATTCAAAAATACATTAAAAGAACTAGCTTTGGCTCAACAACAATTTAGTAAAGAAAATCAAAATATAGCAAATAAGTTATCTGGGTACAATGAAAGTATAGAGTCAACACAAAAATCTATGCAGAATTTATCTAATAGTTTTATACCAAGTGATGCTATGTCTAAGTTTGGTTCTGATCAAATGGCTCAGGCAGCGAGACTAGCTGAGGCCTTAAAAGATCCAGAAACCGCCTTAATAGCATTATCTGATGCTGCTACAGATTTTAATATTTTAAAACTATTTCCACCTGAAGCAACAAAAAATATACTAGCAACTAAAGATGCTCTAATTAGTTTAAGAGAAAGTATCGGAGCGTATGATCAAGCTATATTAGCTACTCAAAAGAGGCTATCAGAAGTTGCAGCAGGTCCTGGTGATAAATTTATAGATGAAAATGGCTTCACCCAAGAAACCTCTGGAAAACAAACTCAACAGTATAAAGATATAAAAGCACAAGAAACCTTCTTAAAGAATCTTAGAGTAGAGGACCTAAAAAGAGTAGAAGAACTACAGGTAGAACTAAATGGTACTGCTATGCAAATGTATGAAGCTGGTGCTAAAAGAGTAGGTCAATCCTTACAAACTGCTATGGCACTAGGTGCTATTGAGGCTAAGAAAACACTTGCAGGAGCTGTGGGTGGTGTCGAAGGTGTAAAAATACAGGAAAAACTTACTAGAGATGCCATTGGGGTACAGTTAAAAGCCATTGATACCCAATTAGATCTTATACTAGAGACTAAGAGACTATCTTTACAGATGGAAGAGGCTAATGCCTGGTCTAAATTTGATAAAGATTTCAGAGAAGGCAAAGATACTACAAAACTAGAAGAAACTATAGCCTCATTAGGTAGACAAAAAGAGGCTTTACAAGGTCCAGCCAATAAAGTGCTTGGTAATATACGTGGTGGTACTAATGACGTAAAATTAGGCCTATCCTCTACCGCTGACCAAATAGTTTCTAGCCTAGAAAAGAAGGCAGGATTAAGTTCACAAATACAGCAGTCTAAATATAGAGAAGAACTAGCAGCAATTGAAGATCAATTTAAGAAAATACAAGAGAAAAAAGAGATAGAACTAGAAAACCTAAAAATACAGGAGGAAAGTTTAGCTCTTAGTTATACTTCTTCTGGATTATATAGTGAAGAACTAGAGAATCTTGTAAAAACTAATAAATTATCTATACAAAAAGCCCAACTAGACAAAGAATCCGCAGGATTTAATGCAGAAGAAGCCAAACTAACCTATATTATTAATAAGTTGGGTGAATCTTCTTATGAAGGTAAGCTAGCAAAACAACGCTTAGATTATATAAGTCTTCAAAATGCTGAAAAGTTAGCTAATATAGAAAGTAAAAATGCAATAGAAAATCTAAAAATGGCCAGAGAAGCAGAATCTAGACGTGTATCTGCAATAGCAGAAGATATTGATATGCAATTAAAATATCAAGATATTCTGACTACTAATGCTACAATTATAGAAGAAGCTAGTGGTCGTAGAGATTTTATATTAAATAAAATATTAGATACAACCAAACTACAATTACAACAGGAAAAAGAACTTCTAGATTTAAGATCAAAAAGAAATGCAGAAACAGATAGTAAAATTATAGAAGCATACGATAAAAAAATATCTAGACAAGAAGAGTATAACGCCCTACAGTTAGAAAATATTAAACTACAAGCAGAGTATCAGGAAGCTCTAGTAAAAACAGAAAATTCACTAAGAGATATTGAAAAAGGAATTGGAGATGGTAAAGATCAAATTGGTTTAACCTACCAGGACTTCTCTAATAAAATCACTGATCTTGTTAATAGTAGTAAATCTGCTGCTGATGCATTTAATACTGGGTTTATAAATGCTATAGATAGCTCTATTGATGAGTTTTATAACTTATTAAAAGAAGGAAAACTAACTTTCGATAGTATGTCTAAGTTCCTTAGAAATTCTATATCAGATGCTTTCTACGATATGGCTAAACAAACTATAAAAAATTACTGGAAAGATACTTTAAAGAAATTTCTACCTCCTAGCGATAAAGAAAAAGCTGCAGAAGGTATTAAAACTTTAAATGATACTATTACTGCTAAGTTCCCAGAACTAACTGCTGCAATTAATAATCTAAGTAAATCTGATTTTATTAAAAATACAGGAGCAGGAAAATCTCTTGGAAAAGTAGATACAGGTTCTGTAGGCATATTTGATAATAACGGCATGGGTACTACAGCTAATGATAAAGCTATGTATGATATGGTTAATAGTAATGATTACAAAAATCAAGATGTTTATGCTGCTAAGTTAAATGCTGAAGAAGGCTTTACGGAAAGTCTAGTAAGTACTACAGCTAAACAGTCTGCACTTGTTGATACCCAGAGTAATGCTATCACTCAGTTTGGTAAAACAATTAGTACTTTACCCGGAGTTTTTGGTAGTTTTGGTCAATATATAACAATGTTTGGTCAATTTATAACTATGATGAGTGCTAGCTCAGCAGTATCTGGAGCATCTAGTGGAGCTGGAGGCATATTGAGTAGCTTAGCAGGAGCATTTTCTAGTACCGGTGGCAGTTCTATGGCTAGTGGGGCAGGCAGTTTCTTTAGTATGGCTACCTTAGCTTCAGCAAAAGGAAATGTATTTCCTGGAGCCGAAGGGTTATCTAAGTATAGTAATTCTATAGTTAGTTCACCAACGCTGTTCGCCTTCGCGAAAGGTGGAACACCTAATGTTGGCTTAATGGGTGAAGCGGGACCAGAAGCTATTATACCTTTAAAGCGTGATGCACAAGGTAATCTAGGTGTTGGATCTACCTCTAGTAATAATAGTAAAACTACTAACTTAACAATTAATGTTAATTCTCAAAATGGTAATCCTGCAGAAATTCGTAGAAGTGCAGCTGCAGCTGCAAGAACTATAGCATCTACATTAAATGGAGCACAAAGATATGGCTGAGTTTCTTGAGGAAAGAATATTGGGGGATATTCAATACGGTTCCTCATGGGAAGATGACTACAGTGTTACTGTAGTCTCTACCTCTGGAGGACAAGAGTATAGGTCCCTAAATCACCCCTTTCCGGTACGTACATTTGATGTATCCTATATGATGGATAATATAAATATGTGGGATAGTCTAGTAAATACTTACCATAGAGCACATGGTAAGTATGCTGGATTTAGAGCACGTTGCATAGATGAATATACAAGTAACGCCAATGGAACTACTGCGGCTACAGCTACAGACCAAGTACTAACATTAATCTCAGGATTAGATTATCAGTTACGTAAGTACTACGGTACTGATAAAGCTGCTGGTACAATAGGATATCCATATAGAACTATTTACAAACCAGTTGCAGGAACAGTCTTAGTAGCTATTGGCACGATACCTATTAGATCTGCAGATTATTCTGTAAATACTACTACTGGGGTTGTAACATTCGCAGCTAATAAAAGTATTACCATTACAGGTATTACCAAAGCAGTAAATGCAGTTATATCTACTACTAATACAGCAGGAATAGTGGCCGGACAGATGGTACAGATATCCGGAGTATTAGGTATGACTCAAATTAATTTATGGAGAGTAGAAGTATTGTCTGTTTCAACTAATGTATCTATAACTGTTAATGCTAATACACTATCTTTTGGTACTTATACCTCCGGTGGAGTTTGTAATACAAATCCACAATCAGGTGAACAAGTAACAGCTGGGTTTGAGTTTGACTTCCCTGTTAGATTCAATTCCGTACTACCAGTAGGACAAAATAAACCAATTTATCGAGATATAACTAGTATAGAATTATTGGAGCTATTAAATCCATGAAAACACAAGTAACACCGTATACAACAGTAGCTTGGTGTGTGCGAATAGTACCCGTTATAGGTACCCCAGTACGTTTAACCACATATCCAGTTAATTTAAAAATGAGTAATTCTAATGTGTATTATACAGATTCTGGGTATGAGCAGACTAGTTTTACTTCTGGTACCTCAATGTCGCCAGCAGCAATAGATTTAACAGGTTTTATAGGCTTAGCAGGTATTACCAGAGACCAGATAGCCTCTGGAGTATTCGATAATGCCAGAGTATACATATTTAAGTGTAACTTTTTAAATCCTGTAGAGGACTATGAAGAAGTAACATCAGGATTTTTTGGTAAAACAACTTTAGAGGATGATAAATACACTGTACAAGCTATGAGCCTAATAGATATATTAGGTCAATCAGTGGGTAAAACGTACTCTGCTAGTTGTTCTCGTACATTTGGTGACTCCGGATGTATGATTAATCTACTTGCTATTACTTCAAGTGGTAATATAACCAGTGTAACAAATAGTTTTACAGTTAGAGATTCTTTTAGAATAGAAGTAGCAGATTACTTTGGAGCAGGAACCATCCAATTTACTTCTGGTAATAATGCAGGACTAAAACCTTTAGAAATAAAAGACTATGCTGCGGATGGCACTATTACAGTATTTGAGCCGTTTTACTACACTCCTGTAATTGGAGATACTTATACTATTATTCCTGGTTGTAGAAAAAGGATGATAGATTGTAGGGACAAGTGGAATAATATTATTAACTTTTTTGGTTTTTCCAATATACCAACACAATCAAGCTATCAACAGGCAGCAGGTAACAGATGACTAGAGATGATATTATTAGAATTGCACGTTCTACTATTGGTACCCCCTTTAAACACCAGGGAAGATCTTTAAGTGGAATGGATTGTGTAGGGTTACCACTATATGTGGCTAGTACTTTGGGAGTAGAATATACAGATGTACCAGGATACTCTCGTAGACCATCAGGTGGTAAGTTAGAAGACACATTTGATGCTCATGTCACCTCTGGTATATTAGTTAGAGTTGGTATACATGAAATGGAACCAGGAGACTTTTTAATGATGAGGTTTTCTGGTCAACCACAGCATTTAGCTATTTATACTGGAGAAAACATTATACATTCCTATGAGGCTGTAGGTAAAGTATGTGAACATCGTATGGATACTACTTGGAGTTCACGTATTGTTCGTGTTTATAGATTTACAGGGGTATCATCGTGAGTAGCACTGGTCAAATTATTGGTGGTGTTGTAGGTGCTTTTATTGGATTTTTTGCAGGAAATCCAATGCTTGGCGCGTCTATTGGTATGGCTATAGGTGGAGCTATTGATCCACCAAAAGGGCCAAAAATAGAGGGTCCTCGCATAACAGATTTATCTGTACAAACAGCTACATACGGTGCACCAATACCAATAGTTAAAGGTGCTATTACAGTTTTTGGTAATATATTTTGGTTGGAAAATAATGCTTTAAAGGAAACAAAAACAACTGAAGAACAGGGTGGTAAGGGTGGTGGGGGTCAAGAAGTAACAACCTATAGTTATAGCGCAACGTTTGCCTTAGGACTATGCCTTGCTCCTGTGGACTCAATTGGTAGAATTTGGTGTTCTGGTAAATTAATAGCAGACTACAGACAAAATAATCTAAGCGGGGTTCTTGCCTCTGGGTTTAAAACCACAGATACTTCAGTACTTGGGGATGTTGCTACATCAATGTTTTCTGCAGTAGCAGAAGCCTCAAGCACTAATATTAGATTCTATAATGGGGGGCCTAGCCAACAACCGGATCCACGTATGCAGGCAGCTCTAGGAGTAGCAAATACACCAGCATACAGAGGGTTAGCATATATAGTATTTGAAGACTTTCAATTAGCAGACTATGGAAATTCATTAATGTCTGCACAAATTAAAGTAGAAATTCTTAGTAATTCTACTATAGATCAATACAATGTTAGAACTAATATATATACTAATGTATTTCCACCAATAGGGACCTCTAATACTGATGGCCCATATAATCCCATAATAAAGGATAGTACATTTCAGTGTGATAAAGAACAAACTAAGTATACTATATCTTTTGATGGTAGACTTATAAAAATGGAATCTAATGGTTGCGTTGCACCGGGTGTTTTGGGTGAACCAGGAGAGCCATACTATGTAGGTACTACTAGTGGTAATAGGTCAGTATACTATATTAATGATGTGTCTGGTACTCTTGGATACTTATATGTAGGTGGTGTACGTTTTGCTAGTAAATTAGCTGGTACTTATGAATTACAGGCAGCTTGTGTAGGGACTGATGGTAACTTATACCTTCAACAGTATAAGGGAGGCCAAAGTGTTTTAGAAAAATATGACGGAAATGACTTATCTCTTATATGGACTGCACCCGCTCCAGAACTACCTTATAATCTTACTGAAATAGCTTTCCCTATTCTTCCAGGAATGTCTGCATGTATAGCTGTAAATGATGATGGTACTAAATTTTGGTGGTTTTCTATTGCAGGACAAGTAATAGACCTTAGATATATGGAAATTGCCCCTAATGGCGATTTAACTCATAAATACAGCTATACTGGGGCGGAAGTAGGTAGTTGGTACGCACATACCATATCTATGGCTGCCACTGGTATGTTATGTGCTATTACAAGTAACCAAGGAAGGTTTACTTTATTAGACTCAACACCTATTATGGTACCACAAAATGTAACATTATCTGAAATAGTTAGTTCTTTATGCTTACAGTCTAATCTTATTACTGCTTCAGATATAGATGTTACTGCTTTAACTCAAATAGTTAGAGGGTATAAAATAACTTCAACTGCAGCTATTCGTTCAGCTCTCGAGCCTCTAAGAGCCTGTTGGCCTTTTGATGTAGTTCAAAGAGGCTATAAACTTAAATTTATACCTAGAGGGGGCTCCTCTATTGCTACAGTATCTAATAATGACTTAGGTGCTCTTAGCGGGGAAAATAAAGAACCAATAAGACTAACTACATCACGAGAAATGGATACCCAGTTACCTCGTAGAGTTGAAACTACCTTTATTGATGCAGATAGAGAGTATGATACTGGAGCAGGTCCTGGTACTGAAAGATTAAATACTGATGCAGTAAATATTTTACAAATAGATCTACCTGTAGTACTTACTGCAGATGAAGCTGCAGCAGTAGAACAGACTCTTCTATATCTATACTGGATGGAAAGAAACGATCTAACATTCACATTACCACCAACGTATCAGAACTTGGAACCCGCAGATGTAATTACTATTAATACTAAAGATGCCAGCTATACTGTACGATTAGTTAGTACACAATATTTACCAGATGGTAGAGTAGAATGCTCTGCTAAATATAATCACTCACCTGTATATGTACCAATTGCCTCAGCGGATACAGGTAGTAGTACTGGACAGGTACTTAGTTATAATGGTCCAACACTATTATATATGTTAGATATACCATGTATAAGTAGTAATTATATGGATGCTTCTGGTATATTAAGTGCTGCTACTGGAATATATGACTCATGGCCCGGTGCCTCCCTATTAAAAACAGACGATAACGGTAATAGTTATAGTATAGTGGATAATTATTTAGCCCCAGGAAGTATTGTAGGATACGCAACAAATACTATAGGTACTAGTAATACACCACATACTATTGATGCAAGCAATAAACTAAATATTAGACTAATTAACGGTGAAATATTAACTATTTCAGAATTACAAATGTACAATGGTGGTAACCATTTTGCTTATGGTACACATGGTAGATGGGAAATTATAGCTGCTCAAACCGTAACAGAAGAAACTGATGGTACTTTTACATTACAGAACCTACTAAGAGGTAGATTCGGTACTGAACATGCTATGGCTTCTCATGCTATTAGTGATACTTTAATACTACTTAACCAGTCTTTACTTAGATTTAGTAAATTAGATATTTCCAATGTAAATATGTTAAGAAGCTGGAGAGCTGTAACCAGAGGAGCACTACTTGATTCAGTCACTGATATACCTTTTACATATACCGGAGTTAATCTAGAATGCCTATCTCCTATTGATTTAAATGGTAATAGAACTCCTTCCACAAATGATTGGACAGTAACTTGGACACGTCGTAGTCGTACGGCCACTGAACTATTCTCAGGAGTAAACCCCCCTTTGGGAGAGTCTTCTGAGTCTTATGATGTAGAAGTATGGGATAGAACTTATACTACTTTAAAACGTACATTTTCTAGTTTAACAAGTGCTAACCTTTCATATACTAGTGCTCAGCAGATAACAGACTTTGGAGCATACCAAAAGGTATTATACTTAAAAGTATATCAGAATTCGACAAACCTGGGTAGAGGTTATCCTCTAGTATCTTCTATTTTAAGAGAAGTTAATGATGATGCGTATATATATGATGTTTCTATATTAATGCACATGGATGACACTGGATTAACAGATGTAAAGGGGAAAACAGCCACATTAAATGGTACTGTTGTTCGCTCTAACTTAAAAAGCAAATTTGGTGGATATTCCGCATACTTCGATGGTAATGGTGACTATATATCTTTTGCCGATCATGCTGATTTTGCATTAGGAAATACTTTTACATTAGAAGCTTGGGTATATTGTACATCTTTTGCAACAGAAGGGTGTATATTTAGTCAGTCACTTGATGGGTATGCCGGTGAACAAATGTTATATATTACAACCAGTGCCTTTGTAGGATTTACTAATAATCCTACCGGAGGTACTTGGCTAGCAACTTATGCCCCCAAACCTCTACAATTAAATACTTGGCATCATGTAGCTTTAACTTGTAATAATGGAAAGGCTACAGTATTTTTAGATGGTATAGGTGGAACCCCTACAAATGGTATGACTTGGGTAGACAGGTCTACCCAGTTTCTAGTAGGTGCTACGAGAATACCATATTACTCCGCATATAAATGGATGACTGGATATATAGATGAGGCTCGTGTAACAAAAGGTGTATCACGGTATAATAGTAATTTTGTTCCTCCTACTACACCATTTTATAATACATAAAGGAAAATAATGGCAAATTCGACAACTCACCTTGATGCTATTGTTAATGGGCAAGGTTCCCAAGATGTCAAAGCAAACTCCTTGTGGGATGCAGGCTCTACTGCCATGTTATATGGTAGAAGAGCCTCCTCTACTAGTGGTTTAAGCTGGGGGTACTATGGTGGTAATGTTACCTTATCTACTGGTACAATGAGTCAAATAGCTAATGGTGCTATAGCATTAACAGCAAGTACTACAAATTACTTAGTAGTACTAAAATCCACAGGAGTACTAACGTCTTCTACGGCAACTACAAATTGGACAGATGTAGATAACTATTGGAAAATATATTCCATAGTAACTGGTACTAGTACTATAACTAGTTATACTGATTATAGAGAGCTTGGCAAAATGACGGGAGGTATCCCAACACCAGTAGATGCCTTTACACTAACAATTCAAACAGTCACTGGTGCTACTAAGACTCTAGCAGTTAGTGACTTAGGTGCTTGGATTCGTTTTACAGGTACTGACCCAATACTTACAGTACCACTCAATGCCACAGTAAGTATTGCTAATGGTAAGTACTTTATGGGGGTACAGGGTGGAAGTACACAAGTTACATTTACACCAGAAGGTGGAGTAACTATTAATAAGCCTTCTGGATATAAGGGTAAAACACGTGCTCAAGGGTCATCTTGGGCATTAACAAAAATAGACACCAATGAGTGGGATCTAACAGGGGATTTGGAAGCAACATAATGAGACCAATATTAACAATTATAGCAGCATCAATTCGTAAAATTGTAGGTGCTATTATACCAGAATCTTTTCCTACATCTGATCCTTATTTGGATAACGTTGTTCTCAGTCTTCGCATGGAGAGTAGCGATCCTTACTATAATCAAGTAGTTCTTGGTATGCACATGGATGATACTGGACTAACCGATGTTAAGAGTCATACCATTACACTAAATGGAAATGTTGCCAGATCCGCTACACAATCAAAGTTTGGTGGATACTCTGCCTATTTTGACGGAACTGGAGACTACCTAACACTTACAACTGGTAGTGAATTTAACTTTGGTACTGGCGATTTTACGATAGAGTGTTGGTTATATCCTACAACAATTGGAACAACCGCTAAATATTTTCTTGGAAAGGTAGTCGCATGGGCTACTAACCTTGACTTTTCTGCACGTATTGGAACTACAGGTCTTGTTACGTTCTACGCTGGAGATAATACTCCAATTGCACTTGAATCTGATACTGCGCTATCTATAAATAACTGGTATCACCTTGCGTTTGTCAGAAATTCCGGTGTTACAAGTATGTACATTAATGGAATTAAGCAAAGTTCAACACATACAGGTAGTGTTACCATTCCAAACGATGCAACTACATTATACATTGGATCATATACAAATGCTGGTTCTGAAATGTATTATGGCTATATGGATGATTTTCGTATAACCAAAGGCGTCGCACGTTATACAAAGAATTTTTCAATTCCGACAGCAGCATTTCCAGAACCTACTAATACAGCTATAGATGACACAGGAAAGACCGTCACAACAGTCGGCGGTGCTCAGTTTTCAGGACTTTCGAAATACGGTAGTGGATCGTTCTATTTCGATGGTTCTGGAGATTATCTAACAATACCTAATAACTCTGATCTGTATTTATCTTCTGGGGATTTTACAATTGAGGCGTGGATTTATAGAAACGTATCAGGCGTAAGTCATTATATTTTTAGTGGTAGATACGGTCTAGATAACTCTGGATATGAATTCAGAGTTAATGCGAATAATACCCTTCAGTTTTTCTTTACTGGTGGGTCTAACATAGTGACAACGGATACGGTGGTCTCAGCATCGTGGGTTCATGTGGCCTTTAGCCGCGTTGGTAATCAAGGTCTGCTATTTATCTCCGGGGTGCTGGCGGGGTCAGTGACATGGAGCAATGGGGTTAATAACACGACTGGCACATTCAAAATAGGGTGCGCCCATGACACTTCTTCGTCTATGAATGGCTATATTGACGACCTGAGAATAACTAAAGGTGTTGCAAGATACACAGCAAACTTCACACCATACAAAATTCTGACAACTGCACCGGCTGGTGATCCGCTGTATAATTACACTACTCTTCTATTAAAGATGAACGGTACAAACGGTGGAACAACCTTTACTGATAATTCATATAGTCCTAAAACAGTTAGTAGGTATGGTTCTGTAGTCACATCTACTAGTGCTATTAAATATGGTTCTGCATCCTGCTATTCTCCAGGTACTTTGGGTAGCTATCTTACAGTACCTAAGACCACTGCATTTGACTTTGGATCTGTGGATTTTACTATTGAACTGTGGGCATACCTCATAGCACTTAATGCTAATACCCAAGCTATTTTCTCTACAGGTAAAACCACTGGATCAGATTACTACTCTTTAAGATTTTATGTAAGTGACTTAGGATACTTGAATGTTAGTTTTTCAAATACTGGGACATCTACACAGTTATCATTAATAGATCCTAATATCTTCAGTCTTAGCACTTGGCAACATATTGCAGTAACAAGAAGTGGTAATATATTTACTTTATGGAAAAATGGGGTTAGTGTAGCTTCTGGAACTATGACTGGATCTATTTACTATAGTACAGCGGATCCTGTATGTATTGGAACAGATCCTGCATATGGTGGCGTAGGATACCTTAACAACTGGAATGGTTATAAGGACGACTTTAGAATAACAAAAGGCTTCGCCCGCTATACCGGCGCATTCCAGCCCCCAGGCCCACATATTGCAGCTATTGATCCAGACACTGACCAATGGTGGTTGAATACCGTTCTGGCTATGCGTATGGATGGTGCACATGGGTCAACTACGTTTACGGACAGTAGAGGGCTCAGCAGCATCACTTCATTGGGTGCAGTTGCTATCACCTCAGCAATATCGAAATTTGGTCAGGCGGCATCCTTTATATCTGGTGGATCATTTAATATCACTCCAGTAGTAACTCTAACTGCTGATTTTTGTTTAGAGATGTGGGTATACATGCCAACCACTACTGGTACCATTACCCTATTTGGAATAGGTAATGAGGCTACTGGTAGAATTGCCTTCATTACCCGTGCCGGCGTTCTAGCCTATGATATTTATGCTGGTGGCACAGAGCCTGACCTTGGAACGGCAACAGTACCACTTAACACGTGGACACATGTAGCCTGGGTTCGTTCTGGCTCAACGCTGACAGGATATATTAACGGTACCGCTTCTGGATCCACTACGCAAACAGGTACTCTTGGTAACTCTGAACAGATGGGCAGCTGTAATCAAACTGGTTATTGTGACGATTTAAGACTGACGGTAGGAGTACCCAGATACACAGCAAACTTCACCCCACCAGAAAAACCTCTCCCAACTTATGTAGTAGGTCCAGACCATGACCCATACTGGGATAAGGTTGTACTTGCTTGTCCATTCGATACAAACGCCAATGATGCAAGAAACCATACTCCAACATTAGTCGGAAATGCCAGTATAGTTAGTACACAAAAAATGTTTGGCACTGGAAGTGCCTACTTTGATGGAGTAGGGGATGATATAGGTTTTGCAACTTCTACTGACTGGAATTTAGGTGCTATAGACTTCTGTATGGAGGCATGGATATACCACGAAACTACATCTAATACCGATCCACATATTATATATCTTGGAAACTCTGGTGGTACTGTTGAAGCTAGAATTAAATTATCTTCTACTAGAACTTTACAGGGTGTTATTTATCATACATCTGCATATAAAGTAAATATATCAGGAACTACTGTACTAGCTACAAATACGTGGTATCATGTAGCATTTGTACGTTATGGTAATGTACACTCTATCTATTTAAATGGTATTATGGAGGCGACTAGTACACTAAGCCATACAATACCCACTGATACAATGTTGTGTCATGTCGGAAGAGTTCCATCATCAACATTAGATACGTATCGTTTCAAAGGCTATATAGACGACCTTAGAATCACTAAAGGAGTCGCTCGTTATACAGCAAACTTCGAACCACCAATAGTAGCAAATATACTTGGTTAAAAAAAAAAAAAAAAAAAAAAACCCCAAAAAAATTTTATTTTTGGGAATTTTTTTTAATTATAAAAATTTTTATAATAAAAAAAAAATAACTCAAAA